CTCAGTTCTGGTTGGGTGTATAGGTTGGCACTATATCATTAGATACAGTGTGTGGGCTCAATTGTTTAACAAAAGGAGTTAAATATGAAGGCTGCATTATCCAATGCAACACATATCAACTGTTTCGTTAATGAAAGTGCGTTTGGTGTAGATGGTTCTTCTATTCAAGATAGGATTGAGTTCCTTCTTGAGAAGAACGGTCCTGAATGGGTTGTAGATCGCGGTAAAGCAATCTATAACGCAGCTCAGAACTTGAGGGCCGGCGATAAAAAGTCGGCCATCGAGATCTACCAGGCTAACTCGATAGCTTATACTTCTAAAGGGTATCCTAAGGATGCATTCATGTTACCTGTAAAGGTATACGTTGAATCCACCAAAAGATCCCAAGTGAAGAAAGCTGCGGGTGTTTTGCGGTTTTATACCGCACACACGCTTCGCAATCCGTCAAAACGGCAGATTGAGAAATCGATAAGGACTATCTCCTCTCCACCTTCTGGTGGCGTTGATCGGGATAAAACCCTTTCAACCGTACGTCAAGCTTGCTTGCGTACTATGAGGGATATGGGCATTAGCGGCTTCGCTGATGGTCGGAACTTGAAGATGACCGCTCGTCATCTTAACGGTTTCACAGCAACTCATACCATTGGTAGCAATATTCCAAAGGAGATGTTAAACATCCCTTATATGAATGTTGTCAACTCAATGTCTTCATCGCCCTACTTACCGGATAATCTTAAACCGATTACCCCTAGTATGGAAATGTTAGACGCTGCTAAACAGCGGAATGAGGAGCTTGGACTACCCACCGACCTTTGTGGTCGGATACATATCATCCAAGAGGGGGGTTGCAAACCACGTGTGGTTGCCATCCCTAACTCTTGGATCCAATTGGCCTATACGCCAGTTCATGATGTTACATCTGAGCTAGCTAAGGGTCCTCTTGGCAAGTGGTCATGCATGCATGACCAAAACAAGGGTATTATCCAGGTACAGAAACAGTTACAGGCCGGCAAGAACGTGAGTTCTGTCGACTTGTCAGCTGCGACTGATCGCTTCCCCATCGAGTTGCAAACCGACCTCCTTAAGGAGATCGGGATGGAACCTTGGGGAGAGGCGATGGACGAGATTGCTAAGGGTAAATGGGAATTCCCTCAAGGGAATACCACATTATCCTACAATACCGGCCAACCTATGGGTATGTATGGTTCTTTCCCGGTTTTTCATTGCACTCACATCGTTCTCGCGAAAACTTGCGAGGACACGATAGTGAATTTGTGTAAGGAAATCGGTACAGACATACAACGTTTCGATGACGGAACGTCATTCAAGGTTCTGGGAGACGATATCGTCTTTTCAGATTCGACTGTAGCGGGCTTCTATGCTAATATGGTCCAAAAACTTGGTGTCGATATCTCTGAACATAAAACATTCATTGATAAACCGTACGCTGAGTTTGCGGGTTACACCGCGATAAGGGATGATAAAACATCCCAA